ACCCACCAACAAGAAGTGGTGGATCAACTGTCTCAGGGATTTAAAGATGGCCACCGCTGCCAACTACTGTATGCGCCCACGGGATTCGGCAAAACAGAAGTTGCCATGTCAGTCATGCAGAAGGTATCGGAGAATTACAAGAAGACCGCCATGGTCTTGGATCGGATCGTATTGGTAGAGCAAACCAGTCTGCGGCTGGGGAAGTACAAGATTCCCCATGGCGTCATGCAAGCGCAGCACTGGCGCTATCGTCCGGCGGAGCGTATACAAATATGCTCAGCGCAGACGTTAGAGAAGCGCAAGATCATTCCAGACATTGACTTGATGATCATTGACGAGTGCCACATCCAACGCAAGGGGACAGTCAAGCTAATCAAAGAGAACCCGCAGCTCAAGGTGATCGGGCTGACCGCTACGCCGTTCACCAAGGGGCTGGGTAGTATCTACACCAACATTGTCGGCGCATCCACCACAGGCGACTTGATTGAGAAGGGTTGGCTTACTGCTCTCAAAGTATTCATAGCCAAAGAGATCGACATGGCCGGCGCTAAAAAAGTAGCCGGTGAGTGGTCTGCCGATGAGGTAAGCACACGCGGTATGCAAATTACTGGTGACATTGTGTCTGAGTGGGTAAAGAAAACGCACGATATATTTGGTGGACCAAGAAAGACCATCGTGTTTTGTTCGGGCGTAGACCATGGGCGTGACTTGGCAAAAGAGTTTGCTCAGGCTGGCTATAACTTTGTGTCCATCTCCTACAAAGAGGATGATGAATTCAAGCGTGCCACGATTGAGGACTTTTCCCGACCAGACACCACCATCCATGGGTTGATTGCCACCGACATTCTGACTCGCGGGTTTGACGTTCCCGATGTGATGATCGGCGTGTCTGCCAGACCATTTAGTAAATCGTTCAGCTCCCACGTGCAGCAGCTAGGGCGCGTCATGCGTCCGCACGAATCCAAAGAGTTTGGAGTTTGGCTAGACCATTCGGGTAACTACCTACGTTTCCGCAAAGATTGGGACAAGTTGTACGCTGATGGCGTTACTGAGTTGAAGGAAAGCGGCGAGACCGCCAAGAAAGAGCCCTCCGAGAAGGAAAAGAAGCAAGCCAAATGCTCTGCTTGTGGTTCATTGTGGACGTCCGCCACCAGAATCTGCGCTCATTGCGGGTTTGAGCGTCCCAATATGCGCGAGATCAACAAAGTTCCTGGTGAGTTGCGTGAGCTGGAGGCGGCCAATCGTTCCCTGCATGTCAACAATCAGGACTTCTATTCCCAAGTTTTGTTTTACGCCAAGACCAGAGGCTACAAAGATGGATGGGCAGCGCACAAGTACAAAGAAAGGTTTGGCGTCTGGCCTAGAGGGTTACAGGAAAAGTTGCAGCCACCATCCCCTGCGACTATGGGTTGGATTCAATCCCGCATGATTGCATACGCCAAGGCACGAGCCAAATGAGTTTCCAACAGTTTGCAGAAAGCCATGGGCTAATCATCAATCAGTTGGTCATGGACAAATGGATGCGAGTCCCGACCATCGACCACCCGCAGAAACGTAACGGCGCGTACATCTACGATGGACAGTCAGGCGCAGTCCAGAATTGGGCAGTCCATGAGAAGCCAATCTCTTGGTATTCAAAGGAAGCGTACAAACCAGACCTAAACCTAGCAGCCAAGCGTGAGAAAGCAGAGCAGGAGAAGCTATTGCTGCAAAAGAAAGCGGCGCATCGGGCATACCATCTGATTAAACATAGCGTGATGGATTGCCATCCATATCTAGCCAAGAAAGGTTTTGATTCGGTCAAGGCGTATGTTTTGGATGATAAGCTAGTGCTACCTATGCGCGTTGACCAGAGTTTGGTTGGGTGTCAGATCATTCAACCAGATGGCACAAAGAAGTTTCTATTTGGGCAGCGCACCAAAGGAGCGTCCCTCACCATAGACAACAAGGGAAGGGACATTCTGTGCGAGGGGTTTGCCACGGCGTTATCCATCAGGCGGGCGCTCAAAGGGTTGCGAAAAAGATACACCATCCATGTGTGTTTTTCGGCGGCCAATATGTTGGAAGTGGCAAAGGGGAAGGTCAACCCCTTGGTCATTGCTGACAATGATCCAGTTGGATTGCGTGTTGCAAAGCAGATCGGGGAATATTGGGTGTCCGCCAGAGAAGGCGAGGACCTAAACGATATGGAGATGAGAGAAGGGACCGCAGCCGTGTCCCAATCCCTCAGTGCATTTCTGGCAAGTTAGGATGGGCAGCTATTCCATTTGGGTTATTGGAATAGTTGACCCCTTCTAGCATGAGCATCCCCTGCATAAGTTGAGACGCGAGAACGTCCGCGTTGTTACATTCACCAATGACCTCGGTGGATATTTCAATGCGTCCGTCCTCACGTTCATGCATAAAGATAATGGCAAATCCAGTCATGCTGCCTCTGTTTGCGCGTCCGCCAGATACTCCAAGCCTTTTCGGGTGATGGTCAAGGTCTTGGCTCTGGCGTCTCGGTCGCTCTTTTCGAGGATAACATACTTGTTTTTTAGCAGCCAGTCCATGGCCTTGTGCATGGCAGACGGCGATCCAAGCTGCCGGTAGACCGCTAGATTGTTGCACCGCATGATTTCACAGGTCAGGCCGTCCGCCACCATTTCGCGCATAAGATCAAGCAGAAGCTCGGCTCTCGCGCTCATGATCTTGGCAAGCCGTTTGTTGTGGTGTTGTAGTGGCGTCATACGTCCGTGTCCGTGTTAAGGTCAACGAATGGCTGCCCATCGTGAATAAACGAATCGTCCACCTGGACAATCCCCATACGATTACCGGCGTCCCACACCATAACGTTAAGGTCTGGCGGTAGCTTGCTAAGTTCTTCCATCAGTTCAGCGACTGTCATTTGCTTGCTCCTTCTTCCATAAATTTGAGTACATCTTCAATCACATCATTAAAGTCGAGGTCTGGATACCAAGCCTGCTCGCCCGTTATGTAGTAAACGGCGTTCAATAGGCGTTGCAGTAGTTCGCGCTCTGTGGTCATGGCGTCCACCTTTCACCAACTAGATTGGTAGTAAAAATCCCACTTGAGTAGTTCGGGATTCTCCAAAACCTTGGTCAGTCCGTCTACTGTGGTTTGTAGGCTATCCCAATACCAGTCGTCTAGGTCGGTGCTGCCAAAGAAAAAACCACCAGTAGGCGGTAGCACATCGGCGGCTTTGTCTCGGTGCGCGAGTGCCTCTTTGCAGGCGTCCACCAGTTCGTTTAACTGTTCTGGCTCCATCATGTGTTCCCGACAATCATCTATTCCATCTTGCACATTTTCGACAAACCATCTGTGAATAGCGTTTGCCTTGCGCCAGTACATGGCTTCGCATTCCACCCCTGTAACGCGCATGCCGTGGGTGCTTATGTCAAGCTGCCCGATTGTTTCCGCTATGGCTTTGTCACCATCGCGGTATAGGCTGCGTCTAGCCGTCAGATACATATCAAGTCCCATAATTTTCTCCAGTTGGTTAAGACCTGCTCTCGCAGGTTTCGGCTATTCAAGCCTCATCAGTTAACCTAGCCTCGGCGCGTCCGCGTTCGATCAGGCGTCTAGCCTCAGTCCGTTCGTCTATTGCCTCGGCTTCTAGCATCTTGCGCAGGGTTTCCCCTGCCTTGCGTCCCTTTTCGTAGGCAAAGCCCGCGTTTATGTAGTCTGCTTCGCTGTATTTCATTGCGTCCACCTTAGTATTGGTCGGCGTAGTCTTCGAGCGCGGTCACCAGTCCATCAAAGTCTTCAGTCGGCCCGAGTACGGCGGCAAGACTAAAAACAATAGTGCGGTCGTATTCTTCGCATAGGCTCTCAAGGTATGCGCGGCGGTTTTCGTATCCGTTGGCTTGATAGTCAGTCATGGCGTCTCTCCTAGATTGAAAATAAAATGATTGTGAGCATATAAACGAACAGGAAAACGGCTAATGCGCCGGTCCAAACTGCCCACGTGGGCGGCTCGACTGGCGCGGGTTTGTACACTTGGGCGTGGTTGTGGTGTTTCATTTTTTGGCCTTTTCGGTTATTACTTGGTACATATTCCACCCACACGTAACCACATGCTCGCCATGGGTCAATAGGTGGTCTATCATGCTTCGGTCAAAGTCGTGCCACCCTGCCCAGTCAGCGGGATAGCGGCAAACTTCGGACCATCCTCGAATTTCGTTTTTAGCGTGGTAGGCAATAATTGGGGCGGCGGTCATTGGTTCACTCCTTGGCGGTAAAGTTTCAAAGCGGCATCGAATGGCAAAAAATTCAAAACCTGGTCAGCGTTGAGTATTTTTGCGAGGCTCGGGTTTTTTAAGAATGGCGCGAGTTTGTCGGGCGGCATGGCGGTCGTTTCCATCATCTTCCCTTTGCGGGTAAAGACTATGCGCTTTGCCATGGCCTTTTTTAAGTCGCGGGCGTATAGCCATTCGGTCAATAGGTCGTCAATCAGTCCGTCCGGTGTCTGCTCTAGCGTCATGCCGTGGTACATAGTGGGCGGCAGCGTGTCCGTGTAGGCTTTGAGCGTGTGGTAAAGCGTGTTGGGGAATATACTGGTCGTGCCGCCTTGCCCGCTATTTTCTGCAGTCCCTGCTTTTTTGCCATCGATGTAAATGGCGGCTTCAAAGCAGTTTGTCTCGTGGCTTGCAAATTCTGAATGCTTGACGTTTTTAAGTTCGATTTTCATTTTAAAATTACCTCGGTGTCATAGTTGGATGAATGAATGTCGGGCGCGCCTTTTCGATGGTCATACGCTGCCGTTAGCGTGTACTGGTAGGCGTCCTCGGTGTCGGCAAGGTATCGCGCCTCCTGTGCTGATGTGGCTTGCACTTCAAGCTCTACGGCGTGAAACTTGTGAACGATATAGGTCATTGGCATAGAGTCCATTAACTGCTCTTCCGCGTAGAGGGCGAGTATCTGCAAAATGGTTTGTTCGCGCTGCCGCTGCGCAAAATACGAGGCTGCAAAGTCGCCGGTCTTGACGTTTAGGGCGTCTTGGATGTGGGCGCAAGCGGCGTCTAGTGCGCCTCGCGCCAGTTGGTTTAGTTCGTCTTGGGTCATGCGGTCACCTCTTCCATGACTTTAAAATGCGCATAAAACCAGTTGCAGTTTTTTTGCCCATAGCGTATTGAATCATGGCGCAAGTGCATGGGGGGCTCATCAGTTCCAAGCGGAAAATAATAAGAGTCCGCGCACTCTAACCCGAATTTTTGCAGCACTTGCACCAGTTCGCCGTATTTGCCACGTGCAACGGCAACGCATAAGGCGCCACTGCCGCCGCTTTGTCCGGTCTCGCAATTTAAGGCTTTCAAAGCGCCATAAACCATAAAACGGTGTGATTCCGATAAGTCATAAAATGAAATCATGCTGCCACCTTTGATTCGAGGCCCGCAATATATGCGTGCATAAGGTTTGCCAGTTCGCGTTTAGTGATATGGCCGGTTGATAGCGGCGAGGTGATTCCGCCCGCTTCGTTGTACATGCGGTGCAGGGCCACTCCGCCATAAGCGTGGGAAAGGTGATAATTGCCGATTTGCGCCTTTCCGTCAATGTAGGGCGCAGCGGGCATGCCGGTAATCCGGTTTAGGCGGTCCACGATAGCCTGTAGGTGCTTTTCTGTGATACGTTGCATGGTGTTTTCTCCTTTAAATGGTGCGGTAGGCTTGCGCCAATATGTCGCGGGCGTCTTGTTGGGATAAGTCAAGGTTTAGCAACTGCAAGCGGCCTGTGTAGTGGTCGATGATGGCGCGGCCTTCTTCGATGTTCTCAGGTGTGGCGGGTGCGCCCTTGAGGTGTTTAATGGTCTTGCAAAATGCCGTTAACAGAGCAGGGCTGAGGGTGATTGTTTCCATGGTTTAAGCTCCTAATTTAATGCGCAGACAGTCGGCATAAGTGCCGGTAAAAATAATGCGGTATGAGTTTCGGACGTCATCTCCTTTGCAGACAATGACGTTTCCGTGTGCGTTGATTTGGGCGGTGTACATGGTGGTCCTTTCAGATAGCACCGAGGCGGCGCAGGGCCACGTAGTGCAGTAGTACGTGGGTGCGGCTCATGTAGCGCGTGGGACTGGCGGCACTGGCCCGAATTTCGGCGGGCGTCATGAGGCGCAGCAGGTCGCTAAGGTATTGGCTTTTCTTGGTCATGGTGTGGGCTCCTAGTGGGTGCGGTTAAGGTGAGCAAGGGCAGCGGCGCGAGTTTCAAAGCGCCCGCTAATCGGGGTTTGGTGTGGCCCTTTGACTATGTAGTAGCCATTGAGCAAGCGGTTAAAAATTACTTTCGGCATAGTGTTTTCTCCTGTGGTGCATGACACATTAGCGGGGTGCCTGGATGTCATGTGTGCGAGTATATAACATGTGTTTTATGGCTTGCAAGGGGTTTGTTAGTTTTTTTTACAACTAAAAACCCTAATGGTTTTTTATACAGTAGTGCCTGGCAGCGCGTGGGTGCTTGTGCGCAGGGTTTGCCGGTGGTAATATATTCCCATTCCGTACCTTATTTTGACCGCACACAATGACCACCGAAACCAAAAATCCCGCATCTAAAACACGGATGTCTAGGGCTCAGATTGCACAAGGGTTAGATCAGTTTCCAGTAGGTGTCCTAATAGCAGGAACAGGAAAGAAGGACAGGCTCACACCCAAGCAGAAAGCGTTTGCGCATGCGCTTGCAACTGGCGAGATGACCCAAGCGGATGCCTATCGCAAAGCGTACAAGTCGCGCGGGAAACCTAAAACAATCGGGGACAATGCAAGTAGGCTCGCAAAGCATAGCGGCATACAGGCGGAGACCATGGCAATTCAAGTGGCATTAGAGGCGATGAAATATCAAAATGCCGGTCAAATAAAGGCATTGGTAGTCCACCAACTCACGCAACACGCATTGAACGAAGACAACCCACCTGCGCAGCGCATCAAAGCGCTAGAGCTTCTAGGTAAAACGCACGAGGTCGGGCTCTTTGTGGAACGGCGCGAGGTTCATACGATCAATAGCAGCGGAGACATCAAGGCCAAGCTCTTGGACCAGTTGAAGACCTTCATACGCGCAGACGTTGAAGACGTGGAAGACAAGGGCGCGGACTCACTACTGGCGGAGCTTGCCGGTGAAAAGACCCCAGCGCCTGCGCTCGCGGACCAGGCCACCCCCCTGCCAGCCCCACCCCCCGAACTTGTGGGTGTCGCGGTCAGCCAGGCTACGCATAGTATTCCACTCACCCAATCTAGTGCTAAATCCACTTGCAATAGTATTACAAATAACAATCATCCTTCGCAAGTCATTGATTTACAAGGAGAAAATTTTGTGACTCCAAACGTTTGGAGTGAGAAAACAGGGGTAGGGGGTAGTGAAATTTCCAGCGCAGAGGAGGAGATTGCTACAGAAACACCCCCCCGTCATGATTTTGGGTCCCCTACGCATGGGGATAATAGTTTTCGGGTGAAGATATGACTCCCAGACAGAAGGATATCTATATGGTGATTGATGAGTTTTGGAAGAAGTATGGGTACGGACCTTCCATAGACGAGATCATGTATATAACGGGCGATAAGGGGCGGGGGAATGTTCATCGGATCATGACTCGGCTTTGTGAGCTGGGGCACTGTAAGCGCGTGCCTGACCGAGCGCGGACTGTACGGCCGTTGGGGATTCGGGTTAGGGATCTATGAAGATTGAACAAATTCAAGCGATGATTGACGCGCTGCCTGTTAATGAGCAGGAGCAGCTTCTTACCTTAGCCAATGAATATCAGGCAAGCCTAAAGCGGGAGAAAGCGCAAGTTGACTTCATGAGCTTTGTTGGGATGATGTGGCCAGGGTTTATTAACGGGCGGCATCATAAGGTGATGGCTAAGAAGTTTGAGGAGATCACGGAGGGGAAGATCCGCCGGTTGATTATCAACATGCCACCTCGGCACACTAAATCGGAGTTCGCCTCATTCCTGCTACCGGCTTGGTTTCTGGGTAAGTATCCGGATAAGAAAATTATTCAGTGCTCGAACACGGCGGACTTGGCGGTGGGGTTTGGGCGTAAGGTCAGGAACCTTTTGGACTCGGATGTATATACAAAGGTGTTCCCTGGGATCGCGCTGAGGCAGGACTCTAAGGCTGCGGGGCGATGGGCTACTAATAAGAGCGGGGAGTATTTTGCTATCGGTGTCGGGGGTACTGTGACGGGTAAGGGCGCGGACCTCTTAATCATTGACGATCCGCACTCGGAGCAGGAAGCTGCCTTGGCGGGGAATGACCCATCGGTGTTTGATAAGGTCCATGAATGGTATACGTCTGGACCGCGCCAGCGTTTACAGCCTGGTGGATCTATTGTGATCGTTATGACCCGCTGGAGTAAGCGGGACCTGACGGGGCAGATTCTTAAAAGCGCGTTGGAGCGTGAGGGAGATGAGTGGGAGGTGATTGACTTTCCTGCTATCTTGCCAAGCGAGAAACCTTTGTGGCCGGAGTTTTGGAGCTTTGAGGAGCTGGACGCCCTACGCACGGAACTACCCTTACCTAAGTGGCAGGCCCAGTATCAGCAACAACCCACCTCGGAACAGGGTGCGATTGTTAAGCGGGAGTGGTGGAAGGAGTGGGAGGGAGATAACCCACCTTCTTGCGACTTCATTATCCAGTCTTGGGATACGGCCTTCACAAAGAATGAGCGGTCCGACTATTCGGCATGTACGACGTGGGGTGTCTTTTATAAGAATGAGGACCAGAACGATGCCAACATTATCTTGCTGGATGCCTTTAAAAAGCGCATGGAGTTTCCTGAGCTAAAGGATAAAGCCTACCGACACTATATGGAGTATGAGCCTGATGCATTTATTGTGGAGGCCAAGGCTTCTGGAGCCCCGCTTATTTATGAGCTGCGCCAGATGGGGATTCCTGTACAGGAGTTTACGCCCACAAGGGGGAATGATAAGATAGCTCGTATCAATGCTGTCTCTGATTTATTTGCTTCCGGAAAAGTGTGGGCACCGAGAACACGTTGGGCCGAAGAGGTGATGGAAGAGATGGCATCGTTCCCTAATTCGGAGCATGATGACTTGGTTGACTCGACTACCCAAGCGTTGCTCAGGTTTAGGAAGGGAGGCTTTATTAGATTGAGTTCTGATGAGCCTGATGAAGTTTCGTATTTCAAAAGACGTAAAGCGTCTTACTATTGAGGTGTGATATGGCGGACTATAATGACTGGGCAAATTTAGTTGCAGGTGCCGATGATGCCACGCATATCTTTAAAGGCGCACGTGGTTCGCTATATGTACAGCATGCTGATGGAACAACCACCGGATTTAGAGAGCCGTCTAACAGAGCAGGTACGGGGATGAAGGCCCAGCCACGCTCTACCAAAACAATCTACACGGACAAAAATAACGCCATTAGATTGAACGATTTTTTAAATCATGAATACAGTGGAACTACATTAACTCCACAAATTACTAATGGCAAGTTAAGTGGAGTGAATGTTATTGCTACAGATGATGTGAGTTATCCATCCTATAGCTATAAGAAGGGCCAAACACTTGCACAGATACCTGCGGTAATGACTCCGCAAGAAGGTTTGCTGCCATTAGAGTTTAGCTCTCCTAAAGCATTTACCAGCCCCATTGGCCAGCAAACTGGTAAGCTGGTGCACTATGGAAACCCTATTAAAGAAGTAACTGCCATACCTACCAAACTAGGGACGGCAGGCAAAATTGGATTGGCTGCAGCCCTGGCTTCTGGGGCTGGCGCTGCAAGTGCAGGAGATTTGCGACAAGCCGCTGGCAATGTAGCAGAAAGTATGTTGCCTTGGTGGATGACTGGTGGCAATGCTGGAGAGGCAGATGAGAGCGAGCAAGTAGCACGCAGATATCGCATGGCCGAGGCAGGCGCAAAAGCTGGTGCGGGTCGGGGTAATCCTATCTATGATCCTAGGATTCCAACGCAACCTGTTGAGATGCCAACTGAATATAAAGTTGGTGGCCGAGTAAGAATCATTTAAAGGTAAATCATGGCTATTGAAAAATCACTATATTCCGCTCCACAAGGATTGGATTCTTTATTGCCCCCAACTGATTCTGGAATTGAGATTGAGATTGAAGATCCGGAATCTGTACATATTGGGATGGACGGAATGGAGATTGATCTGGAGCCGCAGCCAGAAATATCGGATGAGTTTAATGCTAACCTGGCTGAAACTATCTCCGAGTCTGAGCTGCAATCTATTGTTGGTGAGCTGACCGGCGACTTTGATGATGATATCTCCAGCCGCAAAGACTGGATTCAAACTTATGTAGACGGCCTGGAATTACTGGGCATGAAGATTGAAGAACGCTCTGAGCCATGGGAAGGAGCCTGCGGGGTTTACCATCCGCTGCTTGCAGAAGCGCTGGTGAAATTCCAGTCCGAGACGATGATGTCTACCTTCCCCGCAGCGGGTCCGGTCAAGACGCAGATTATCGGCAAAGAAACCCAATCCAAAAAAGACGCCGCCACCCGCGTTATGGATGACATGAACTACCAGCTCATGGACGTGATGCAAGAGTATCGTCCTGAGCATGAGCGCATGCTGTGGGGCTTGGGTCTTTCCGGTAATGCTTTTAAGAAGATCTACTTTGACCCGCATCTGGATCGTCAAGTATCTATCTTTGTTCCGGCTGAAGATATGGTGGTGCCTTATGGCGCTATGAATCTGGAATCGGCTGAGCGCGTTACCCACGTGATGCGCAAGACAGAGAATGAACTGCGCCGCCTGCAGGTAGCAGGCTTCTATCTGGATGTGGATCTGGGTGAGCCAGCCAATACTCTAGATGAAGTAGAGAAGAAGATCGCCGAGAAGATGGGTTTCCGTGCAACCTCTGATGACCGCTATAAGCTGTTGGAGATGCATGTTGATTTAGATTTGCCTGGCTATGAGCATAAAGATGAAAATGGTAAACCTACGGGCATTGCACTCCCGTACATTGTCACGATTGAAAAAGGCAGTAATGTCTGTTTGGCAATCCGACGCAACTGGAACCCTGATGACGAAACTTATCAGAAGCGCCAACATTTTGTGCACTATGGCTATGTGCCTGGGTTTGGTTTTTATTATTTTGGCCTTATCCATCTTGTGGGGGCTTTTGCGAAATCAGGCACTTCTCTGATTCGTCAGCTTGTTGATGCTGGGACGTTAAGTAATTTACCTGGCGGATTCAAAGCTCGCGGCATGCGCGTCAAGGGTGACGATACGCCAATTGCTCCTGGAGAATTCCGCGACGTGGATGTTCCGTCTGGAACGATCAAAGACAACCTCTTGCCGCTTCCATATAAGGAGCCAAGCCAGACTCTGCTGCAGCTTCTCAACCAAATCGTGGATGAAGGCCGCCGATTTGCCAATACAGCGGACTTGCAGATTGCCGATATGAATGCCAACTCGCCAGTTGGTACGACATTGGCCATTTTGGAGCGGACATTGAAGACCATGAGCGCTATTCAAGCTCGTGTTCACTACTCCATGAAGCAGGAATTGGGTCTGCTCAAGAAAATTATCGCTGCGTATACGCCGGAAGACTACGATTACGACCCAGTTGAAGGTAGCCGCAAGGCCAAACGCTCCGATTACGACAACGTAGACGTGATTCCGGTGTCCGATCCAAACGCTTCTACCATGGCGCAGAAGATTGTTCAGTATCAGGCGGTCATACAACTGGCGCAAATGGCACCCCAGATGTACAACATGCCACTTTTGCACCGCCAAATGCTAGAAGTGCTGGGAATTAAGAACGCACAGAAGCTAATTCCCATGGATGATGACCAAAATCCCACAGATCCGGTCACAGAAAACCAAAATATCTTGATGCAAAAGCCCGTCAAGGCGTTTTTGTCCCAAAATCATGCGGCGCACATCCAAGTACACATGTCGGCCATGCAAACGCCGCATATTCAAGAGCTAATGCAGGGAAATCCTGCTGCTCCTGCTCTGCAAGCGGCCATGATGGCGCATATTAATGAGCATTTAGGCTTTGAATACCGCGTTCAGATTGAACAACAACTCGGATTTGCCCTGCCTCCGCAGCATGATGAGTCTGGAGACGATGTTCCCATGGACCCACAGGTGGAAGCACAGCTCGCTCCCATGCTGGCGCAGGCTTCACAGCGTTTGCTAGAGCTGAGTAAGTCGCAAAAAGCGCAAGAGCAAGCACAAAAGCAAGCTCAAGATCCTATTGTGCAGATGCAGATGCAAGAACTGCAGATCAAGGCTGCAGAACAGCAGCGCAAAGCACAAAAAGATGCACAAGATGCACAACTACGCCAAGCTCAGTTGGCCGTTGAGCAGCAGCGGATTAACTCACAGAAAGAGATTGCCACTGCTCAAATTGCTGCTAAGCAACAAAACGAATCACGTGCATTGAACGTAGATGCACTGAAGGCTGCAGCACAAATGAAGCAGCAAACTAGGTTGGAGAATCGTCGCAACAACATCGACGCTTTGAAGACTGCTGTTGATATCAAACACAAAGATCAACAGCAGAAGAAAGAGTTATTTGCGGATGCTCTTAAAACTATCCACATTCAAAAGCAAAAAGGTGAGTAATGGACGTATTAAACACCATAACGGTTGAACTCGACGATAAAGTAAAACAGCTAAAAGACCATTTGGCTGCTGGCCGCGCCCAGACTTTTGAAGAGTACAAGCAACTTTGCGGGGAAATCAAGGGTCTGCTCTTCGCAAGGCAATATGCACTAGACCTGAAACAACGATTGGAGAATTCGGATGACTGAAATACTATTAGGTACAAACCCTAATAACCCGCAAGTTGTAGGTGCCTACAACTGGGAATCCTCAATGGAAGAGAAAGGCAAGCAATTGCCATGCCCCTCGGGCTATCGAATCCTTTGCGCAATTCCTGAAATAGAAAAAGAGTATGAAGGCGGTCTTGGACTTATCAAGGCTGACGAAACCATCCGTAATGAAGAGACCCTCACAACGGTCTTATTTGTTGTTGATATGGGACCAGACTGCTACCAAGATAAATCCCGTTTCCCCAATGGCGCTTACTGCCAAAAGGGTGATTTTATTTTGGTTCGCCCCAACGCTGGAACGCGCTTGGTTATCCACGGACGCGAATTCCGCATCATTAATGATGATTCGGTAGAAGCGGTTGTAGAAGATCCACGTGGTATTACGCGTAAATTTTAAAGGAGCCGGACATGGCAACACTTCCACGCGATGATTACAAATTCCCCGATGAAATAGATAACGATACTAACGTTGATATTTCTGTTGAGGACGATGGCAATATTGAAATTGAAGTAGAAGACGATACCCCAGAAGAGGATCGTGGTCGTACTCCAGTATCTCAAGAAATTGTTCGACAACTTGAATTAGAAACTGACGAGCTGGACAAATACAGCAAAGAAGCCAAGGACAAGCTCATTAAGATGAAGCGGGTCTGGCATGATGAGCGACGCGCCAAAGAAGAGGCTTATCGTGAGCAGCAAGCGGCCATTAATATGACCAAACAGCTCATGCATGAGAATCAGCGTATGGCTGCCATGATCCAAAATGGCAGTCAAGAATACGCCCATACCATGCAAAACTCCGCCAAAATGGAGCTGGAAATGGCTAAACGTGCATATAAAGATGCACGTGATACGGGCGATACCGAGGCTGAGGTGGAAGCCAATCAGGCTATGCAGGCGGCTAATCTGCGCTTGGTCCAAGCTCAGAATTTACGCATGCCCTCTTTACCGCAAGAAAATTTTGTGGTACAAACGCCACAAGAGCAGGTCCAGCCAGCCCGACGCCCCGACCATAGGGCGATGGAATGGCAGGAACGTAACTCCTGGTTTGGACAAGACGAGGAGATGACGGCTGCGGCGTTAGGGTTACACGAAAAACTCAAACGTCAAGGCGTGCCAGTTGGCTCTGATGAGTACTATGCGACGTTGGACCGAACGATTCGCAGACGGTTCTCTGAGAATTTTGAAACGCCCGATAGGGCAGAGAGTGATTTTGTTGCCCGTACAAAACCGAGCACGGTGGTCGCGCCAGCTACGAGAAGCACTTCATCTAAAAAGATAAAGTTAAAGCAATCGCAGATCGCAATATCCAAGAAACTTGGATTGACCCCAGAACAGTATGCACTTGAAGTTAGAAAATTGGAGAACAAAAATGGCTGAAACTAGAACACCACGTGACATTGAAACCCGAGAAGTAAGCATGCGCCCCCGAGAGTGGGCACCGGCAGAACTACTCCCTGAGCCCGACAAGCAGGCTGGATTTGCATATCATTGGATTCGCGTCTCTACGCTGGATAAGCCGGACCCCCGTAACGTTTCATCGAAACGCCGCGAGGGCTGGGAGCCAGTGCGTATTGAAGAGCAGCCGAAATTTCAACTCTTAGTTGATCCCAATAGTCGTTTTAAAGACAACATTGAGATTGGCGGACTATTACTTTGCAAGAGTCCAAGTGAGTTTATTGCCCAGCGAAATGCATATTTCTCCAAGCAAACACAAGCTCAAGCGGAAGCTGTAGACAATAGTTTCATGCGTCAAAGCGATGCGCGGATGCCGCTTTTCCAAGAGCGTAAATCCTCAAGTAGCTTTGGCAGAGGTACTTAATTTTATATAGGAGTCTTAAATGGCTTATCCCACGGTATCGGCCCCTTACGGCCTAAAGCCGATCAATTTGATCGGAGGTCAGGTATTTGCTGGTTCTACCCGCAACTTGCCTATTCAGTACGGT